CCTGCCTCCGTGGTGAGCGTGTTACCGAGAATCTGCTTCGATATCTCGTTATTGCACCGCTCTGTGAGGCGGTCATATAAGTCCGAACTTCCAGTCTTGTTCCCGCTCTCCACGAGCGCAAAGTTAGTTCCCTCAGGATGGATGTACACGCCAGCACCACCTTGTTCGAAGGCATCGTTCATGATCTTGGCGCGGGCATCATCGTCCGCGGCATCATACGTGTATTCGCGGATAGGCATCCCGAATAGTTCAGAGAACTGAGACCAGTCGCCCATGGTCGCTCTCTTATAGATGACGTAAGGAGCGACATTGGCCAATAGACCTAAGTCGCGAGGGTTACCAACTTCCAACAGGTTATAGAAGTCGTCATAAGGAAGACCGGTAATGTCCGTCTGACGCGCCTTGATGATTCTCTGTATAGGGTCGAAGTGCTTCCGCGGAATAATATCATAGGTGATATACCCGTTTTTGTCCCTGTCGAACTGGAAGAGCGTGATGCCGAAGAACTTCGCATCTAATGCGTCCATCAGGAAGGAGGAGAACCAAGGTGAATTCAATTGGTCCATGACAGCATCATCCGGCTTTCCGTTCACCACGAACTCCACCGGAGCGGATAATACAGCATTCCTTCTCTTCTCCAATACAGAAGATAGGTGTGGGTCAAGTACTATGTCCGAATATATATCGTACAGCTTCGTACGCTGCGTGAAGTCCACGTTCTCGAAGCTGCGAATAGCGGACATGTAAGTTGAGATATCAATGCCGAACCGCTGAGGTTGCGTCAACGTGATGATCTTGGACTTCTGTCCTGCGAGTGGGAAGTTACCTCCCGTCGTTACCTTTTGTTTCTTAGCCATAATCAATAATGATTAGTTCGTTTTGTGTTGCTTCTCATCAGGTAGTTAGCCCGATGGTTGACGGACTCCTCGTCCGTTATCTTGAAGTCGGTCATACCTCCATGCCCGTCAGATGACGCGGAGAGGTCTATCTTACCAGATGCGATTGACTTCAACCATTCAATGGCTCTGTCGTATCTATCTTTACGTATCTGCGACAGCTTCTGCGGGTTGTGGATGCAGAAGAGATGGAATATTGTAATGTCCAGGGCGAACATCAGCACCAACGGATGCCTGTCGTTACCGGTCATGGAGAATATTCTGTCCACATCATACCTGACGGACAGATAGCTCTTCATCTCGGAGATAGCTCTATCTTCGCATATCTCCGCAATCGCATCGTCCGCCCTCGTAAGAGCGTCAAGTATCTCATGATGTACGGATGCGTCGTAATCCTCGATATTAATGAATTGTGCCATTTAATCAGCGTTTAATCAATATTCAAAGCCTCTTTTTGTTTCTCCTTGTCAAGGTGCTAATAGGCACGGTGACGATAGGTTGAGACTCCCTTTGTTTGTCTTCGATAGTCCGAAGAGCTCCTTCTATACAGTCGGGACCATCGGCGGGATACTTCAATTTCAGAGAGAATAACTTGAACTGATCCACAAGCCTCTGCATGTGCGGGTTATTCTTATAGACCTCATTGAACACGAGCCTTCCTTCTCTATCCAATGGTTCAAGGTTCGCCTCTATACGGGTAGCCTTGTCCGTCTTCTTCTTCGTATCCGGTAAGATGTTAAGAGCTATGCCTAAATCATGTCTCTTCCGCGCCACAATGGGCTTGAATACTTGTTGAAAGAATGGATCTTGCAACTTGTTGTTCTCGATGTAAGAATAGAGGTTCGTCTTCCCGTCCACGTGCCGTTGCAGTTCGATAAACCAGTTAATGAACTCGTCATTAGTGCCTCTATCCAAGTAACCTTTAATGACATACAGAACTCCGTCCAACATTCCACACAGGAATGCGGTCTTGGTGGATGACATCTTGGTTTTGTTCTCAGACGGTGCCGGGTCACCGTATGCTATCAAGAACTTGAACTTAGACAGAGGAGGAATCTTCCCATATCTGCAGCACTTGAATATCTCCCCCTCGGATATGGGGTTATTGAAGTACTCCTGCTGTGCAGATCGGGTGGATATCTTCGACAGGATGAAGTCAATATCCTCTTCACTATTCTTGCTTGGCCACGTGCTCTTCCCGTGTTCGTCACGAATGTTGACCACGTCCGCATGGTTCGCCACCTTGATAGCCCGCGTGATGCAGCAGTCCTTCGCAATGATGTTCCCATTGAATAGTATCCGGCAGTCCCCACTGACAGATACGGTAGGAATCAAGGCTTGTTCTATCCAGTCCCACTTCTTGTCTATTCGGTCGGAATTAAGGCACTCCTCATCCGTGTCGATATCATCGATAAGAATGAAATCGGGTCTCTTCGCCTCGTTACGTGTACCACGAGGTGACTGCCCCGCACCCAGCGCGCGAAAGGAACATCCGCACTTAGCGGTGAACTCTCCAGCTTCCCACTTCCCTTCTATACGTTGTTCGCCATAATCGTTCACAATGCGGAGGTTCTTCTCCAGATTAATCATGAACGGCATTAGAAGTCGGTCTGCGTTGTCCTTCGAGTTAGACACAAGAAGTACATTCTCTATCTGTCCGGTCAAGGCAAGATAGAGCATCTCCATCATGGAGCGTGCTGACTTAGCTAACTCACGAGACCATGCTCGCACTTCGTACCATTTCTTGTATGACAATAGACGGCTGGTGGCCTTCTTATGGAAATCAGCAGGCTCGGAGGTGCAATACTTCGGAAAGTAATATGCGAACCACCTTTCTGGGTAGCATTCCAACTTTGCAATTCTATTCTCCCTCTCTATTGGGGTCTCGTTGGTTAGCACCTCCACATCAGACAGCCACTGCTTGATGTACTCGTCCCACTCCTTATAGGACTGTTTCTTAGTTATTTTATCTGCCATTACTTAGACCTAAAAGTTTGAATATAAAGATTGAATATTTTGCCGATCAGCTTAGAGTCATCGAACCCAGCCGTCTGCCTGGCGAAGGCTAAGAACTCACGACCCACCTGCATCTTATCCGCTATGTTCATCTCCGTCTCTAGTGTCCTGATGGCGGAGCTTACCTTGGTTAGTGTGTCCGCCTCCTTGGAAGATAAGAACTGCTGTCCTTCCTCCTTAGACTCTGCGAAGTCGTTCAGCTGTTTGAGCTGTTTGTAAAGCCTTGCCAGCTCTTTATCCTTAGACACCAGGAGAGATGTCTTAAGGTCTTCCCACTTCTCTTTCTTAAACCAAGCGCACACTGTCTGCGCGCTCACGCCTACGCGCTCCGCCAGCTCCTTTTGTGAGATGTTTGGCTCGGACAGAAAGAGTGTCTTGGCGTAGTCCTTTTTTTGTTTGTTCGTGAAATTTTCTGCCATGTTGTCAGTTGTTTTTCTCTGCAAAAATGAGCTATTTAAAACAAAATATAAAATTAGTCTGCCGAAATGACATATATATTTTTCTGACTGAATCCGCAACATTACTTTTGTTGTGCAATTGGGCGTAAAACTAAAAAAGAGGCGTATGCAAAGTTTATCGAGGGCAGTTAAAAAAGGAAATGCGGTAGTCGTATTCGATGAAGTAACAAAGAGATGGAGAGCATTCAGGAAGAAGGGAATGCGTAAGGCTGATTATAACTATTGGAAGAAGAGAGCATGAGAAGAAGATACTTCAACATAGTGGAGAGTGAGAAGACCGCCACCGTCTATCTCTATGGGAACATAGGGAGATTCGAGGACTCCGTCAGTGCGGAGTCAATAGCCAAGGAGCTGACCGACTGCGCAAGGCGCGGCAAAAAAATCAAACTCCGTATCAACAGCTACGGAGGGGAAGTATACGAGGGGATAGCGATATTCAACGCGATTAAGAGCTGTGAGGCGGATATTGAGATATTCATAGACGGAATAGCAGCCAGCATGGCGGGAGTAGTAGCGATGTGTGGAAGACCGGTGAAGATGAGCAAGTACGCTCGTCTGATGATCCATTCCGTATCGGGAGGTTGCTATGGCAACACCGAAGAGATGAAGAAGTGCATAGAAGAGATGTCCGCATTAGAAGATAGTCTGTGCGATATCTTCGCAAATAAGATGAAAGCAGATAAGGAGTCAATACGATCTCAGTTCTTCGATGGCAAGGACCATTATCTTACCGCCGAAGAAGCGGTAAAGATGGGACTTGTTGACGAGATCTACGAGACAAAGGAACGACCTAAGGACGATAAGGTAGACAGCGTGTATGCGCTGTTTAATCAATTATTAAACGATAAAACAATGAAGTACGAAGACTTAAGAAAGAGAACCCGATTCGCAGACTGCGCAACGGACGAAGCTATTGAGGCACGAATCTCCGAAATGGAGGTGTTGCTTGATTCAACAGCAGAGGAAAACAGAAACATGAAGGCACGGTTGGAGGCCTTCGAGAATGCTGAGAAGGAAGCCAAGGAGGCTCATATCAAGACTATCTTGGACGAAGCGATTGCAGAACATAAGTTCGGTGAAGACAAACGGGAGACATTCAAGTCTCTGTTGGTTGCAGACTTTGATAACGGGGTGAAGGCCATCGACGCGATAGAGGCTAAGAAGAAGGTGACCGTACCAGGTAACCAAGGAGAAGAGAGCCCATGGGAGAAGAGAATGAAGGAGATCAAAGAGAGGTCTCGCTATTAATTAATTAAAGAGTATGGCAGTTACTATTCAAAACACAAATTATGCCGGTGAGGTACTTGAGAAGCTCCTCACTGTTGCAGCAACGGGCAATGACCTCGTTGCAAAAGGGTTGATTCACGTAGAACCGGGAATCAACAAAAAATGGTTCATTCCTCGTCTTAAGACGGGAACAATGTTGCAGAAACGCAAGGAGAACCCAGAAGTATCAGATGCCTCTGGAACGTTCACATACAGTGAGAGGGCTCTTGAACCGAAGGACTTCATGGCCTTCACTACGTTCAACCCGCGCACATTCGAATCAATCTGGAGAAAATGGCAACCAAAGGGACAGTTGGTATTCCGCGAATTGCCACCTGAGGGACAGAACGCATTGTTGGACGCGTTGAGTCAGCAAGTCACTTTTGAACTTGGAAAACATTATGTGAATGGGATCTACGCTTCCGAAGGAGATGACAAACTATTCAATGGTGTCGTTACTCGGATCTTGTCCGATAGCGAAGTGATCTACGCGACCACTTCTGAGACTACGATGATCAAACAGTTGCAGGCGTTGGTGGACGCCATCCCGGAAAAGATGCGTGAAGATAAGAACTTGAAGATTCTTCTGTCCATGAAGGATGCTGATAAGTACGATGCTGAATTGAAGTCTCAGAGCTATAAGGGGGCAGATTGGGTAGATTCCAACCCAATGCGATTTGGAGGGATTCCTTTGGTTCGCGTATCGAACTGGCCTACAGGCTTGTTAATCGCCACGCTATGTTCTCCGGGGTACGATTCTAACCTCTTCGCAGCAGTTAACCTGCAGGACGACGAGAACGTGATACAAATCGACAAGGTATCACCAATGTCGGAGTTGTACTTCTTCAAGATGCTCATGATGGCAGATACAGGGACCGCATTCGGAGAGGAATGCGTGGTGTTGGATAAGAGAACTACCAAGACAGCCACCTTAGCGAGCACAGTGATCACAATCCCAGGCTACGCGAATGCGATCACCGACACTCCTGCAGCGGATGCAACCTACACTATCACAGGAGATGGTGTTGAATTGGGAGCTTCCTTGACGGTAACGAATAGCTCATCATCTCACAAGATCACAATAGGTACTGTTGAGATAGCTAAGAGTACGACGGTGACGTTGCATTACAATGGCACGTCTTGGTTCAAGGTTTATTGAGAAAACTAAGGTAGGAAGGAATGGGCAGGTTGGATAGATTAGTCATTCATTGCACCGACACTCCGGAAGGGCGTGAGGTTAGTGCCGCAGACATTCGTCGTTGGCACACCTCCCCCGTATCTGCAGGGGGTAGAGGTTGGAAGCAGGTGGGTTACACGGATATGCTTCACCTTGACGGCAGATGGGAGCGTCTGGTAAGTAACAACGACGATGATACGGTAGATCCTTGGGAAATCACCAACGGGGCAAAAGGGTTCAATACAACATCCCGGCACGTTGTGTACGTCGGCGGCCAAGACCGCACGACAGGTAATCCAAAGGACACACGAACACCGGCGCAACGAAAGGCGATGACGGACTATGTGAGGAAGTTCAAGAAGGAGCATCCGCGGGCAGACATCTGCGGGCATTGTGACTTGGATAGAGGGAAGGCCTGCCCTTCCTTTAATGTAAAACAATGGATTAAAAAGGCTCGGCTATGAATGTGGAGTTGATAAGCCTTATCGCCAACCTGGTGTTGTCGGGTGGGCTGATTGTCACGGTTGTGACCTTGAAGTCGCAGAGAAAGAAGGCTGCGGCAGAGGCTAAGAGAGTGGAACTTGACAACGAGGAGAAGACACTCGACATGCAGGTGAAGTACATAGTCGAGCCGTTAAAAAGGGAGATTAATGGATTACGAAGGGATATTAAGAAGTTGCAGAAGGCGCTGGACTGCATTAGCGACTGTCCTCACGCTCTTGATTGCCCTGTACGCAACAAGCTGCAGTCCGCAGCTGAAGGTGAGCAGGCAGTCGGAGACAAGGAGTGACACCGTTGTTCGATATGTTGACAAGGTGAAGACAGACAGCTGCTACATCTACGAGCGCGACAGCGTTCGCGTTGATATAGCAGGAGATACTGTGAGAATAGACCGATATATATATAGGTATCGGGATAGATTCAAGACCGACACACTTATAAGAGGCGACACTGTAAGAGTGTGCGACTATAGAAATAAAATAATTACAAAAAAGGAAATAGAAACGGGGACTGGTAATATAGCGAAGTGGTTTGCTATTCTTCTCCTGATTTTGGGAGGGTTCGTTTCTTGGAAGATAGCTAAATGGCGATATGGAAAATAAGACAAGATACAATCAGGAGGCTGACCGCCTGATGTCGCAGTTGAATGTGTCGGTAGTATTCCGATGTGGTGACGGTCTGTGGTTCACGGACGAAGGCAGGGCTAAGTCGCACGGCCATGAGTGCGGTAAGGGTTACACTAAATACGAACGATGATGTTAGCACACGTAAGTATCATATACCAAAATGGCCTCTTGGGCTCTACATCGCCATCTGATGATGGAGTGGTAGGAATGATTGCATCAGGAGCGGAAGTAGTTAACAAGATGGTTCTCGGCACTGCCTATCATTTGACAAAGTTGGACGACTTGACCACGTTAGGTGTTACCGATGCGGCCAACGATGCGAATGCAAACATCTATCGACAGGTGAAGGAGTTCTATGACGAAGCACCTGCAGGATCCAAGTTGTGGCTCATGCCGGTAGCTGCATCCGTTACCATGACGGACATCTGCGACAAGACGAAGGCGTATGCGAAGAATCTCCTTGTGGCAGCGAATGGTGCTGTCAATATCTTGGTTGTGGCAAAGACAGACCCGAGCGGTTACACAGCTACGGTGGCGGATGGGTTGGATTCAGACGTATATGCAGCTGCCACGAAGGCACAGGCATTGGCAGACGAATCAGCCGATGAGCGTTACGCTCCTCTCTTCGTCATTCTGCCAGGCATGCACTACAGTGGAACTGCGTCAGACCTGAAGGATCTCCACTCCTACACCTACAACAGAGTAGGTATCATCATCGGAGATACGAAGGCCTCCAGCGTAGAGGCCAGTGTTGGTCTGTTAGCCGGAAGAATGGCGGCTATTCCGGTGCAGCGTTCTATTGCAAGAGTGAAGGATGGAACCATTGCGGCAGATAGCATGTACATCGGCACGGTGGTGGCAGAGAATGGAAATCCGGATGTGATAAATGACAAAGGATTCATCTGCCCACGTACATTCGTAGGTAAGGCCGGCTACTTCTGGAATGATGATCTATTAGCAACTGCCGTGACGGATGATTACGCACTGACCCCACGCCGCCGAGTAATAGACAAGGCCTATCGAATAGCTTATCGCACATTGGTAGAAGAACTGGGTAACGACATCGCCGTTACTGATGACGGGAAGATTCCCGCCGCAATAGCGAAGAACATACAGAATGAAGTAGAGCGAGCCATTGAAAACGAGATGACCGCAAACGGGAACTTAGGGGTCAACCCTACAGACGACAACGACACAGGCGTAGAGTGTTACGTGGACTACAACCAAAACATCGTATCCTCTAGCACTCTGAACGTGCAATTACGCGTGAAGCCTTACGGCTACGCGAAGTATATTAACTGCTATCTTGGATTCAAGACGGCTAAATAATTACAGATATGTTCGACAGCAGACAATATGAATTCGCAGATGTGACATTAGTCTTAGGCGGTAAGGATATTACCGGCATCCGTGGAATAAAGTATTCTAAGAAGCAAGAGAAAGAAGTTCTATATGGAAAGGGGAATCAGCCCCATTCCATCCAAAAGGGAAACATCTCTTATGAAGGAGAACTGACACTGATGCAGGGTGAACTGGAGACACTCATCGCATCGAGCAAGGACGCAAGCGTGTTGTCCCTTCAACTGGATGCGGTGGTATGCTATGGTAACCCCGCCAACGGAGACATGATGATCACCGATGTTCTTCAAGGCATCCAATTTACCGAGGAGAACAAGGAATTGAAACAGGGTGACAAGTTCATGGAAGTCACTCTTCCTTTCATATTTCTGAGGAAGAAAGCGCAATTGCGCTAACATGAGACAAATCGGACAGACGGTTGACGACTCGGACAGACGAGCATTTATACGGTTAAAAACAAAAAGATATGGAAGAAATACAAGGACAGGCATCAGTAGCCCAAGTGGAGCTATGGAAGAAGCAGTACGGAGAGATCGTCGAGGCAAGGGCAAACGGTCATGTTGCGTACTTCAAGAAGCCATCGAAGGCACAAGTGAGCTATGCAATGTCGTTGCAACAACAGAATAAAATACTTGAGATGCTGGAGACGGTACTCAAAGGATGTTACGTGAGCGGCTCCCGCGTATTCATTGACGACGTAGACTACATATTAGGTTGCGCCGGTATCGTGGACTTATTAGTGTCAGCAAAACAGGTGGAGCTAAAAAACTTGTAAGCGGGGCTAAAGGTAGCATGAAAGACAATTGGGTCGGATTTATAGACACCATGTTAGAATACTACCTCCACATCAACCCCGCAGATCTAACAGATGAACAATGGGCGGAGAAGTTCGCTCAATTAGCTGAAATTAGGAAGGCAGAAAATTCAAAAA